CCTGTTGGTCCTGTGGGACCAGTATCTCCATTTAATCCAGCAGAACCTGTTGGACCAATTTCTCCCGCAGGACCAGTTGGGCCTATCTCTGTTGACGCTGCTCCCGTAGGTCCTGTTGGGCCTGTAGCACCTGTTTCACCTGTAGGTCCTGTTGGTCCAGTTTCGCCTGTTAATCCGGTAGGTCCAGTATCTCCTTGTGCACCAGTTGGCCCGGTATCACCCTGTGGTCCTGTGGGACCCGTGTCTCCTTGTGGGCCTGTTGCTCCGGTTTCTCCAGTAGAACCAGTCGGTCCAGTTTCACCGTTTAAACCATTAGGTCCTGTTGGACCAGTTTCACCAGTCGGTCCTGTTGGTCCAGTTGGTCCTTGAATGTTTCCAACATTATTCCAAGAAGTGCCATTCCATACGTAAAGATCACCAGCAATTAAGTAACCATCGCCTGGTGTTGGTTGAGTGTACAAAGCCCAGTTATATCCTGGAGGTGCGCCGCCAACAGTCCAACCAGCAGTACCAGCAAGAATCCAAACTTGACCGCCTGCTGTAACTAAATCGTAAAGGTTATAAACACCAAAGTTATCCCACTCGGCTGGTGGAGTTGTGTAAGTTGGATTTGCAGCAATAAGAGTTGCTTCATTTGCGTATGAACCAAGGATTGCTACGCCAGTACCAGCAGCACCTGTCGCACCTGTTGGTCCAGTAGGTCCAACTTCAGTGCTTGCTGCACCAGTTGGTCCAGTCGGACCTGTTGGTCCAGTATCTCCGGTAGAACCTGTTGGTCCAATTTCACCAGTAGAACCAGTAGGCCCTATTTCTCCAGTAGGTCCAGTTGATCCAGTTAATCCTGTTTCTCCGGTGGGACCAGTTGGTCCAGTTTCTCCAGTAGATCCGGTAGGTCCAGTGTCGCCCATTGGGCCCGTTGGTCCTGTATCTCCTGTAGCACCCGTAGGTCCAGTCGCTCCATCTAAGCCTGCACTTCCTGTTGGTCCAATTTCTCCTTGAGGTCCTGTAGGGCCTGTAACATTTGAGGCTTCTCCGGTTGGACCAGTCGGACCGGTATCTCCTTGTGGACCGGTGGGCCCAATATCACCTGTAGGTCCTGTGACGTTAGATGGGGCACCAGTTGGTCCGGTTGAACCTGTAGGTCCTTGCGGTCCAACAATCTGACCTACGTTTACCCAAGAACGTGGATTAGTATCAGTCCAAACATACAAATCTTCATTAGCAGAAACAATGTACGCATCGTTGATGTAGTTGCCGGATGTAGGCAAATCATTTGTATTAGCTACTGTTCCTTTAAGATGAATGGAAGTTCCAACAGGACCTGTAGCACCAGTTGCTCCAGTAGGACCAGTTACATTAGAAGCTGCGCCAGTAGCACCGGTTGCTCCAGTAGGTCCGGTAGGACCAGTTGGTCCTGAGGATCCTTGTGGACCAGTTGGACCTGAAGGTCCAGATGGACCTTGTGGGCCAGTAGGTCCTTGTGCCCCAGCTTGATCGGAGCCAAAAGTAATTATTGTTGTAGGTTCGTCAATTATCTCAATGATCTCTGGATCAGACATTACAGTGTTACCTGCTTCTCTGTAAAGACCTTACCTGTCATATAGGTTCTTACCTTGCCTGTAGCGTTATCAGTTAATTGAATATCGTAATAAGCTGTGCGAGGTAGGTCAGCGGTTACTGATCCAGGAAGACTTAATTGAATCATGTCATACACGCCACCAACAGTAGATTGAAGTTTAACAATAGTAAATGTTCCAATAATAACTGGGCCTACTTGAGCCCTACCACCTGTGTTGAACAAACGAATTTCTGACTTAGGTGTGTAGTTAGATAGGTCAAGAGAAAACTTAAGCTTGACGCTAAAGTCATCGCCAGAGTACATTGAAAGATCTTTGTTAAGAACTTCTCCTTCAGGAGTAATATCACCGTATGCTGGGATAGGCAAACGAACTCTTTCTGGAAGAGATGCTTCATCAATTTCTTGTGGTCGATAAATAGGAACCAACTTGTTAGTAAGGCGGCTAACACGACGGAGGTTAAACACTTCGATCTTGTGTAGACCAATACCCAAAAGATTACATAGCTCCCGGTACTGTTCTTTTCTAGCAGTAATTATTTCTGATAGCTGACGAAAACGTTCAGAACGAGGAATAGAAACACCATCAGGTGAAATAATATCAATGTCAAAAGAAGCATCAGTAGCTAGGGTATACAGGGCCATTGTTGACGCTAGTAGTACTAGTGGGTATTCATCAATACCTGGAAGGGTAAGCATTGTTGCTCGACTACCATTACTATCAGTAGTGCTGCGAGCATGCTCTGTAAAAGCTGTTTTTATGTAGTATTCAATTTCAACATCTGTAAAGTACTTATACATTGTGCCTGAAACAACTACTGAGGCTCCATTAGCAGGGGGCACCGCAAGAACGAGCATTCCGCTCTGTTCTTCTACGGAAGCTGCGTTTGATACGTTTGTTACCCCTACTTTGATTAAAAGGGTAGAACCCTTTACTGGGGCGTTAGTTAATTGGTATCTCGTAGTAGATCCGTCACCAACAAAGGTTTCTTCAAAACTACGGCCCATGTCACCTAGTTCAGACCGAAGTCGACCAGAAAGCGCTGCGAGTGTTGCCACTATTCTCCTCCGGTAATTTCCTTAGTAATATAATCTCGTGATTACCGTGATAAGTCAGGACAAACGTTAAGGGCCCTCGTAGACAGGAGGGCGGTTGTCTACGAGGGCGATCTAGATATTAGGCTATTTATAGCCTCTCGTACAGGTAACCCTTTTCTTGCAAGTGCTGAGCAACATGCTTTGCTACCTTGTACTTCTGTCCGGCTTTAAAGGAATAGTGATTTCCTACGCCGATTGTTACAAAATCTAGGTCTTCAGCGACACGAATAACCTGTGCATCGTCTGCAAGACTTACGCCTACGGTTTCAACCTCATCAATAACGGTTGCTTTATTTGGAACAGTTAAGTCCAAAACTTCTGTTTCTAGCTTAGCTGCAGCTGTTGCTGTAGCCATTGAGATCTCACCAGCACGGCTGGCTAGCTCTTCTGCGTGAGCCTTAACTTGCTCTTCACGCTGACGTCCTGTGACGTCTGTTACTTTTGCTTTTGACACGATTAGTATTCTCCTATTGTTTGTGTTGGGGGGCAGATTTTTAGGCCTGCCCCCTAACGGGTTAAATTAGTTGGTTTCTGCAATAACTACAGACTGATCTGTGATTAGACCAAGACCGTAAATAGCGTACCAAGCAAGAGCGTGCTCACGACCGAAGTCAAGAATACCGCCGTCACGAAGTTCCACAGGAAGTGAAATAGCGTGACCAAATGCGTTGTCTCCAATAAAGATTGCTGAGTAGCGATCCTTGTTACCGTTACCGGTCTTTGTTGCTGGAGATGTGTATCCACCACCAGTTGGGTAAACGATTGATCCTGGAGCGACTGCTGTATCAGTTGTGTAACCTGAACCAGCACCGCCTGCTACCTTTTGGATCTGTGTTGTTTCAATGAATACTGTGTCGTATAGACGACCAATTTCACCTAGCATGAAGTTACCTGGAGCTGCGTACTTTGTCACTTCAATAAACTCTGCGTTGTCGCGGAGCTTACGTGATTGGTGAGGGTGTACGAATGCTACGTAGGTCTCGCCTAGACGAGGGATGTTCTTGGTTGCAAGTGTCTCAACTGCGTCCTTGACGGTAGCTGTTGTAAGATCAAATGCACCTGTAAGAGAAGCACGTGATGTGCCCTTTGTACCGTAGTCATACCAGTTGTTAACAGCTGATAGAGATGTGCGGTCATAACCATAGATGACTGAAGATGCAGCCATAAGTGTGTCACGAGCCTGTCCATCAAGGTAAAGAGCCATGTTACGGCCAAGAAGACGTGAGGCTGAAGCCATTACGTCATCGAATGAAGCGTTCAATAGAAGCTCAGATACAGCAATTGCATAGCCATGCTCTGCAACTGTGATTGAGAACTGTTGAGCTGTCAATGCGTTTGTTGACATACGAACACCTTCAACGAGTGAAGATGCGAAGCCAAGGTTGTTGTAACGCATGAAGTTGATCTGAAGACCTGGTGCAACTCCTAGTTCTGTCTTCTTAACAGCGAACTGTTCGAAGCGAAGAATAGGCATTGACTGGAAAAGAATTTCCTTTGACCAGATGGTCTGAATTGCTTGTGTAAGCTGGCTATTGGAGCCAGAGTACGCTGTTGGGGCCGCGGCTAAATTACCGGTACCCGTTACGGCTGATGCCATGTCGGTTTTACTCCTTAGTTAGTTTGTTTAATTACTTAGGTAACTTCTTACCCGAAGATTCCCTTGCCTCGGTCAGATGCGGATTTACCCAGCAACTTTCCTCGGTATTTTGCGTATTCGGTAACCGACATTGCGGCAATTTGCTCCGCAGTAAACGAGTTTTGCTCCATATTAGTGTCCATCGGTCCGGATGGAGGCGCTGTTACGCGACTCCCAGTCATTTCTTTACGGGCATTCTGCATTGCAGACTGCGCCGATTCCAGGATTCTTGAAGATCTCTCTCTCAGTCCTGTAATACTTTGTTCGATCTCATCAGGAGTACTTCCTGAAATTAGATCTACGAGCTCTGGCATGATGTTATCACGCTCATCTTCTAAGCGGCGTGTGCGATACTCAGTGAGTTCCGCATATTGACGCTCACGCTC